AGAGGAGAGCACCCGCATTCGGATAACCGAACAGAAATACGGCTTATTTCTGTCCAGTCCGCTCTGCGTACGTTAGAGACGCGCCTGCGCGCGTCCCAACCGCCCTTGAATAAGGCGGTTGTGCAGATTGTGAAGTCGTTCGCATTAGTCTTTTTGTCGAGAATGGCAACTCCTGGAAAGGAGTTCCTCTTCGATGATAGAGACTGGGGGAGGTTTAATCGTTCTATTGACCAAACCGCAAACAACTTAAGCCAATTTTGGAACGATCAGGACGAGCACTTTGCTTACGCGAAGTATTGGCTCGACTTGATGTTGCTACAGGGGTTCGAAGGTCCAGGCGCCAGGCTCAAGGCGAAGGACCAAAGGTTTGAACTCAAACCCCTGTTTACCGGGTGGTGTCGCCGTCGGGTCTCTCGCGCTATTGCAGCGTCGGACCTACGGTTTCTGTATTCAATGCAGAAAGGCTCCAAGCAATCGTGGCCTCCCCTAGGGGCGGCTTCGGAGCTGAAGGCTTACCAACGACACCATGAACGTTTAGGGACTGCTAGACCTGCCGTTGACACCACTCAATTTATTGAGTTGAAGTCCGGCAAGTTCACGCTTCGCGACCAAATTGTTCGCGAGTCGAATCGTATTTTCGGGCGGTTAACGCCCGAGGATTTGACAAAGTTCCTTCCGTCGGGGAGTGCGTGCCAGCAGGCTTCGGTACGCATGGGCGGGTGTCTCAGCTTGACACCACAAATGCCCCTCCCTCCCGTAATTGAGTCCGTGACTCTGAGATCGGTTCCTGTTCGGGTTCCTTTTGTCCAAGCGTTACCGCTAGACATCAGCAACCTGATAGAATCATTTGCTAACACTGGGGAAAGCTCCCGCACTCTCGTGCTGAAGCCCCTCGGCTTACCTGAGTTAGCATCTTCCTTTGAGTCATGGCGGTCCTCTTCTTTCTTTGCTGCTTTGCACAAGATCGAGGTGGACCAAGAGTCGTTGGATTACTCCAGCGGCTTAGGCATCTTCAAATTTAACCGGATCAGGCCAATTGGCATTTTTGAACCAGGTAAGATTCGGATGATTTCTGTCGGCGATGGCGTTTTGAACGCCGCTTTGCAACCCATTCAGGGAGCGATGACACGTGCATGGAAGGCCTCTGGCTATTCCACAATGTACGCGTCTGATCTTACTGAACGGATGAACGAGCTTTTCTCCGACAGTGCCTTCGCCGCACTGAGTGAATTTGGGCGTCTGTTTGGCATCGAACCCTCTGAGTACCTTCTGGTATCCGGAGACTACGAGGCTGCAACAGATTTGCTTCGAAAGGACGCGACCTTCGCTGGTATTGATGGACTTAAGCATTTGCCGACATACGATGTGTTAAATCACTCGTTTTTCGCCGGCGTTGCCGATTATCCTACCAAGATCTGGCCAGACGCGCCACAGAACTATGTTTTTAACGAGGGTCAACTTATGGGCCACCCGGCCTCTTTTCCTATCCTTTGCGTTATTAACCTCGCCTGCTACAAATTTGCTGTCCAGAAATGGACAGATCATTTGTATAAGACGTACGTTAAAGTTGCGCGGGGTGATGAATATACGGCCATGATGGCCCAGTTGAATACCGCTCGCCGGTTCTTTTTGAAACATGTCATCGTCAACGGTGACGACATTCTGTTTCGAGTTCCTAAATGCTTGATTCCTTATTGGAAGTCTGCAATTGCTGGAGTTGGTTTTAAGCTATCCGAAGGAAAGAATTATCTTTCCCCCGATGTAGCTATGATTAACTCTCAACTTTTTCGCAAAACTGCCATTGGATTCGTGCGCCTTGGGTATCTCAATCAGACTATCGTAACTGGTATGAACGTTAAGTCGTCCGGTGACAACAAATGCACTCCCACACAGATTGGCCGGGAAATCAGTACGATGTGCCGCCACTGCCCTTGGGCAGCGGCGGCTATTCCGTTATGTTTCTCCCGTTGGCCCCTCTTTAGCCTCCCACGTTACAAGTTTGTACCTAACTGGTATATACCTGTCGCGCTCGGCGGTTTTGGAGTCGACCCGGCGTTCGCGCCCGCCAATTTTAAGTACACTCTCCCGCAGAGGAAGATCGCGGCGAACTTCTTTAGTTCGCCGCAGTCCGCCCTTTACCGGTCGGAGTATTCCCTCGATGGCCCCTCGACTGCTGAGCTCAAGATGATGCGTCCTTATGGGAAGCATTTTGATCGAGCTTATGGTCGTAAGGCTGTTGAGTTCCAACGCCGTTTAGTGAGCCTCGCCGTAAGGCCTGAAATTGGTCCCTTGTTGGAGGATGGGCGCTTTGAGCGCTTGTCTCCCCCTGGATGGCCAGTTCGGTTCACTATGATCGGTCGCGCCGCTGGCCCGCGATTATTGTTCGAAAAAGACTCTGTTGCTTCGGTCAGTCTCCCCTTCAACCCCTTCCTCAAACCGATGTCGAATCGAAAGATCCGACATTTCAATGACGAATATGAGTTGGTGAGCAAAGACCTGGCTTTTTGTCCGCCGCTACTCCCTTTCTTTGGTTCTCACACTTTCGTGGAGACCTCAAAAATAAAGCGAGCTACGCAGCGGATTGAGTCCGAACTTTTGAAACTTGGTGGACGCAAGCCAAGGATCATTATCGCTGAGCCGGCAATCGCGAACTTACAGATGATCGAGGCCGATTGGCCCGATCATCTTTAGTCCGCATGGGGTCCAATCGAGTAATGGCCCAAATCGACACGCGATGTCGAGCTATACAGAACGCCAAGAGACTGCACGGCGCCCCCTCTATAGGTTTCGATTGGATGTACAGTCCCTGCAGCCCAGGAATCCCATACCGGCTATTGCCCTATTTCCAACCGCATTCTCAGATGCCCAAGAAATCAAACCATTCTAAGGCCAAAAGCTCGGCCTCTCATGCAGCAATGCTTGAGTCTCAGCACAAGAAGGCTCATCAAAAGATGAACCGTCCCATGCCGAAAGAGTCCACGGCGGCTTCCAAGATTCAAAACGTTCACGTTTCCAATACCCATGCTCAGCGTAGCAGTGGTGCGGGAACGAACCTAGATTCCGAAAAGGCCGCCGTTGGTGTGATGGACCCGTTTGCCGCGTTTTCACGGCAATACAAAACGGGTTTACCGTTCTCTTCGAGCACTCTCCCGTCCTTCGGCTTTTGGACTCGAAACGTGCTTCGTAGTCAAGAACTTCAGTTCGGCGCCACCGCGCAGGCTGGAGTTTGTTTCACGGTCTGCCCTTGGGGTCGCCCCCTCGTGCAGAACGCTACGTTCCTCGATGCCGCCGGCGCTCCTACCGCTACTGTCGGTTTTACCGATCAGCAGCACCCGTTTATCATCTCGAACTTCCAAGATCTTACTGTCGCCTACCAAGGTGTCCGTGTCCGTAACCTCACCCCGGTTTTGAACCAGGGTGGCGAGACGGTCATTGGCATCGGTTCGTACGTCGACAACACGACTTTGGGGTTCGATCCGATTCGCGCTTCGTCCTCGACGATTACGCATTCGAATGGTGATCCGGGTGTCATTTGTCAGATGTCATATTATGGCAATCCTTCTGACAATCCGGTTGCGCCTGGCTTTGCGTCTGATTATCGTTTTACTGACGCGGGCATCAGTGCTCTCGACCCTCAGGCTCGCACCATGACTTTCCGTTCATTCGGAATCTTCGCGACTCCCCAACTCTTTGAGGTGGAGGTCGTGACGTATTATCTTGGTGTACCTTTTTCGGCGTCGTCACAGCTGTTCGCGCCCGTTCGTTACGACGTCACGCCTTCGATCGTTAACAGACTCCTCGACGTGTCCTACAGCACATCCCCGATGCTTTCGATTCCTCGAAACTTCATCAAAGATGACGGTTGGGACACGCTCTGGACCGGCGCTAAGGCGATCATCAAAGACATCGGCCTGGGCCTTATCGGCTCGGCTGCTTCTTGGGTCGGCTCTGCCTTCGCAAGCATCTTTGATGCTCGCCGTCGCCATTTGGGCTTTAAACGACTGATGATGCTGTTGCCTGACGAGGCGTACGACGATTTCAAGAAATTGATCGTCGCCGCTAACACTCGCGAACATGCGTTGTCAATCATCGAGGCTTCAACGCCCGAAAAGCCATCGTTCACCCCTTCTCAACTTCTCGAAATCGCCGCATTTATGCGAGCGCAGTCCGGGAAGGACTTTGAGGTGGTGGCGACTCCTGCTTCGGCGGCTCCGGGGTGGAAAGGTGTTTTCTCACGCTAAATATTGCGTGTGACTCACCGATTCGCCTCCGTCGCATTTTTGGGCCCGCGCTTTCGCGCGTGTAGTCCCAAATGGCATCACGATAAGCCATTATAATTACCGACACAAAACCAAACAAAAATCAATTGTGGTCGGCCGCATCAGCGGTCGGCCTATACAAATCTGCACAACGTCTAAATAAATGTTGTCAGCCAGGCGGGCTGAGACTTTGACGAGAAGAGCGACAGAGGCAAACTCTGTGACCCCACCCTATTTATAGGTGTGATCTTCGTGAGGATTGTGTGTTATGTACAAGGACAGTTCGAGAAAAGCGTCATCACGCAGAATGACAAAATCTTCGACGGTCGGTGGAAACTTTAGGTGTCTCCCAGTATCGAACTGAAATAACCCAGCAATAAATAGCCGTATATACACATTCGCAGTTCATCGTTCATTCGGTGATACATCCCGCAAACTTCTTTTCAACTTCCGCTAGTTGACTACATGCCGCAAAACTCGCTTTCACGAGCAGGTTCCCCGCGGCACTCCACGATTATTCACCGTGGTATTACTTGCGCAGCCAGC